ACATCATTGAAAACATTCAGTGGTTCGGCGGATGTGTTCTTTGATGACACCGACACATCAGGCCAGGGCGCATTGACCGTTGGCTCAGAGGTGACGTTGAACGTTCAGTTCGAAGGTAACACATCAGGCGATCACAAATTGAGCGGGACAGTTCTAATCACTGGCCGCACAATTTCGGCATCGTTCGACGGTATGGTTGAGGCATCGATCTCATTCCAGGGCACCGGCGCACTATCTGAAACAACAGTTTCATAAGGATTTGAATCATGGCGGCTAATTCAAAATCCATCGGTTTGAGCGTTATCGAACGCGCAAAGAATCACTATCAAAATCAACCCATCAAGGAAATTGTCGTTCCGGAATGGGCGGATGAGGATGGAAATCCTTTCGTGTTTTACGCTCGACCATTTACCTTGCAAGACCAAGGCAAGTTGCAATTCGCGGTTAAGAATCAATCCGAGGCCGATGCACTTGCCGAGGTTCTTGTTCTCAAGGCTCTTGATGAGGAAGGGAATAAGATTTTCCAGATCGGCGACAAATCAACGTTGCGCAACCAGGTTGACGCATCGGTTTTGGCAAGACTAGCGAACCAAATCATGGGTTCGATGGTTGAGGATTTGGAAAAAAACTAAGGGAGAGCGAGGAACGACAGTTCAAATTTTTCCTCGCCGAGAAACTAGGCAAGACGGTTGAACAAATCGAAACCGAAATGTCAGTTGATGAGTTTATGGAATGGTCGGTTTACATTCAAATTCAATCCGACCGGCAACGACAGGCGATGAAAAAGAATGGCAACCAACAGGCTCGAAACCCGATTAACCGCAAGAGATGAAACCGCTCGAGCGTTTCGAACTTTACAATCGAACCTTGGTAAGGTCGAAACGGCGTTTCTAAACGTTGCAAAGGTTGCCGGCGCACTCGGTGCAGTGTTCGCCGGCGCGTTTGTTCGTGATCTTGTGAACGTCAACAAAGAGTTTCAAAGCCTAAAAGCCTCGCTCATAACTTTCACCGGATCGGTTGAGAATGCCGATTCTGCGTTCAAAATCCTCAAGGATTTCGCAAAAACAACACCATTCTCATTGCAAGAGGTTGTTGGTTCGTTCAACATCTTGATCGCTCAAGGCATCAAGCCAACCGAGAAACAGTTGATGGCATTCGCCGACATTTCCGGCGGCACATCGAAATCGATCATGCAATTCGCGGAAGCGGTGGCGGATGCCTCGGTTGGCGAGTTCGAGCGATTGAAAGAGTTCGGCATCAAGGCATCGAAAGAGGGCGACAAGGTAACGCTTAAAATCGGAGACATGACCAAGACGGTCACGAATGATTCCGATTCCATTGTTGCCGCGTTGACCGAGATTTCGAACGTCAAGTTCGCCGGCGGTGCAGCGCGTCAGGCCGACACCCTGGGCGGTGCGATGACCAATTTGCGGGACACGATGGATGATTTCATGTTCTCGATTGGCGAGGCCGGATTTGCGGGGGAACTCACAAAGGCGATCAAGGCACTCACCACCATGATCCAGGGAAATGATGAACTCGCCAAGAGCATTTCCGACAGGTTGAGCGATGCACTTTATGGCCTGGTTGCGGCGATCCGATTTGTGGTCAACAATTTCGACACCCTATTGATGGCGATGCAAATCGTGTTTGGGTTTGCAATCATCAAACGGATCATCAACACCGGCAAAGCGGTCATCAAGTTTGGTCGAGCGGTTGTCAGTTCGACCTATGCCACAAAGTTGTTCTCAACTTTGATGGGTGGTTCATTCACCAAGAACCTCAAAAAAGGTGCAACCGGTTTGGTAATGATGGCCGGTGGCGCACTTGTATTGTCCGAGGGGTTGGAAAAGGCCATCGAGGAACTAGGGGAGAACGTTTCCCTTTCCGCGATTCTCGACAATGCATATCGAGCCTTGGGCCTAACAACCGACAGCCTGGAACGTTCATTCAATGAATTAACGTCCGGCACCGAAATGATGGATCAACAGTTTGTTCAAAACTCAACAACGTTGACCGATATTTATAATAAAATGAACGAGGCCGATGGCGGCACAAAGACCCTCACCACATCGACCGGCAGTTTGACCGATGCGTTCAAGGAGATCAAAAAACGCCTCGATCCATTCGGGTCGGCGTTGGCGGATACGAAAGACCAAGCGAACGCACTCAAATTGATGTTGGATGCCGGCAAAATTAGCAATGAGGAATATGAGGATTCGATCAACGCGATCGCTCGAGAGGCTCTTGGCCTCGATACAACATTGGTGGATTTGAAAACGCGGCAAGAGATCGCCGAAAAAGCATTCAAGGCCGGCATCATCACCGGTGAAGAATATAAGAACATCATTTCGGACATCAAATCGGCGACGATCGATTATAACGCGGAGAATGAAAAGACGTTCGGCGCGGGTGCAATCAAGGGCGTGAAAGATTATTACGATTCGATTTCCGACAATGCGGCGAATATGGCCGATCTCACCGGAACGACATTCTCATCCTTGCAAGATACGTTGTCTGATTTCTTTATGACCGGCAAGGTTGATTTCTCAACATTCACCAACGCCATCAAAAAGGGTTTGGCCGATCTTGCGGCGAAAGCGGTTATCACCACCGGTTTGAATTTCTTGGGCAAGATTTTCCCGACCCTAGAATTTGCGGATGGTGGTTTGGTTCCTGGTTCTGGTGGGCCAAAGGCGGATGATGTTTTGGCGCGGGTTTCATCCGGCGAATATGTCATCCAGGCATCGAGCGTTTCCAAGTTCGGCAAAGGGTTCTTTGATGCGGTCAACGCGGGACAAATGCCAACCGGCGGAATGTCGATTGATGCCGGAATCATGAACTCAGTCACACCAGGTTTTTTCTTGGGTGGTATATTCGACGCGATCGGAGACATCCTTGGCGGGATCGTTGATGCAATAACCAGTGTTGTGAATGGGATTGTGGATGCAATCGGAGCGGTGATTGGTGCGGTTTCCAATGCGATCAAGGGATTGGTCGAGGGAATCATGGGCGGTGATTTGATGACCATTGCCGGCCTTGCTGCGGGATTCATTTTGCCTGGTGTTGGTTCGGCTATCATCGGAAACCTTGCCGGTGGTTCTGGATTCATTAGTTCGATCACCGCCGGAATATCTGAATCGTTTGCGGCGGGTATTCTTGGCGCGGGTAATATGAGCGCAATCGCTACATCGGTCGGGATCGAGTTGGCCAAAGATACGTTTGTCGATGGCCTATCATCCGCACTGGCCGAAAAAATCCTCGGCATCACCGGCGGAATGGCCAACAGTGGCGGCGATTATGAAAAGGATCGAGCGGCACGATTCAAAACACTTTACAACGAAGCCTCGCCATATTTGGCCGCGATGAACGGTGCAAACGTCCACGCCGGCGACAATGTGAAAGTGGGCGAACGTGGGCCGGAAATGTTCATCCCTGGTCGTGATGGAACGATCGCACCAATCAAGGGCAACGCAACGGAATTGGTGAATGCGGTGAATGATATGAAAGATGAAATCATCACCTTGCGCCGGCAAATGTCGCGGATGATGTCAGGGGCGCAATTGGCAGGGGCGCGTTCATAATGGTTGCAACAACACTCGCGGAATTGGTCGCTAATCCATACGCAAAGAAAAAATACCTGGTCATCCTCAAACCTTATGACATCGATGCGGCAACCGAGTTGACGTTGTATTATTCCGGCGAGGGATTTGTGACCTCACCAACGGAGTCACCGGCGAACACATTGTTCGAGCCTCGATTGGTTGAACCGATCTCATTCTCGAGATCGATGTTTTCCTCGGGCAAGATCGGCGGGTTTTCGGTTCCTGGTTTTGGGAATCTGGTTTTGACCAATGCCGATGGTGGCCTCGATGATTGGGTTGGATATGGTTGGGATGGCCGTTCGGTCGAGGTGAAGGTTGGCGAGGCGGGGGCCGCGTATCAATATTATTTCACCATCTTTCAAGGCCAGGCGAAATCAATCGAGTTTGATGATTTGTTCATCAGCGTGATTTTGCGCGACAACCAGAATGATTTTGTCGTTGATTATCCGGACACGTTTTACGCGGGAACCGGTGGCAACGAGGGATCGAGCGAACTTGCGAACCAACCGAAACCACATTGTTATGGTGAGGTTTACAACATCGAGCCGGTTTTGGTTGATGCGACAAATTATGTTTATCAGGTTCACGATGGCGACATCCAGGCGATCGATGCAGTTTATCAGGGCGGCGTTGAGTTGACGTTGACAACCGATTACACGGTCGATTTGACCAATGGGCGTTTCACCCTGGTTGCGGCACCCGATGGCGTTATCACGGCCGATGTGAAGGGTTCCAAGGTCGATGGCACATATCTCGAGAGCGCGGCCGATATTATTCAACACATTGTCGAGGATCATGCCGGTTTTACTTATCCAGGGGATTTCGACACCGCATCATTCACCGCATTGAATACGGCCAATTCATCAACCGTTGGCGTTTACGATCGAGACATCACAACGGTTGCCGAGGTTTTGGATCGCATCATCAACACGGTTGGCGGGTTTTATGGATTCAATCGTGATGGCGAATTTCAGGTTGGCCGAGTTGAGTTGCCAACCGGCGCGGCCGATGCCGAGTTCGATTCAACCACCATCATTGAAATCACTCGCCTTGCGTCCGAGGTTCCCAATTTCCGAACCCGCGTGAAATATAAAAAGAATTATCGAGTGATGAGTGAATCCGATTTCGACGCATCGATCACGGCGGCAAATCGAGATTTTTTTGTTCGAGAGGGTGATTTCGCGGTTGCCACCGACACAAACGTTCAAACGCCATATCCAAACAGTAAAGAAATATTGATCGATTCATTGTTTGCGGGGTCATCGGCGGCATCGACCGAGGCGACCAGGTTGTTGAATATATACAAAGCGCAGCGCGATTTTTTCCGAATCCTGGTCAAGACTCAACCTTATACATTGAAATTGAATGATGTGGTAAAAATCACGTTTAATCGCTATAATCTCAACAGCGGCAAATTGTTTCGCGTGATCTCAATCAACGAGGATGCCGCGAACAACGAGGTTGAATTGGAATTATGGGGTTGATGTAATGGCAAGAAACATGATTATTTCGGCGACCAATTACGTCGATGATGCAACATCAATCACCGCCGATGATGAGGTTGCAACATTACCGGTCGAGAACTTGCAAGATCGTCAGATCGTTAAGATTTGGCGCAATACTCAAACCACCGCGCAGATCGATGTTGATTTCGGGCAAACTCGAGTGGTCAACTTTGCCGCACTAATCAAACACACGATTTCGCAAACTGGAACAATCCGGTGGCGTTTTTCGAATGTTTCGAACTTTGCCACAACGCAATATGATTCCGGCACGGTGAATGCCTGGCCGGTGGTTGACGAATTTGGCACGTTGCCTTGGGGCGTTTTCACTTGGGGTGGATATTTGAACCCGACAGTTGCCGCAAACTATACAATCTCAACATTCGATGTTTTGGATGCAGCAATCCAGGCTCGATATTTGCGGATCAATATTTCCGATCCCGACAATGTTGATGGCTATTTGCAAGCAGGTCGGTTGCTATCAGGGCCGGCATATCAACCATCGATCAACTATGCCAACGGCGTTCAATTTGAGTTCATCGATGAATCGCGGATCACCAAATCGCGCGGCGGTCAAACGTTTGTTGATGAGGTCGAGCGTTTCCGCCGGATGCGTTTTGAATTGATTAACATTCCGGAGAAAGAGATTTTCGGAAACATATTCAACCAGGTCGATCGATTGCGCGGTGTTGCGCAAGATATTTTAGTCATTCCGCAACCCGATGATCCGAACACTTGGACGACACAAAACATTTATGGTAGGATCGCAACAACAGGGCCGATCGTGAACTCGGCTCTTGATTATTATTCCAGACTCATCGAGGTCGAGGAACTTTTATAAGAGGAAACAAAAATGGGCTATCCGGTCACTCTTAATGGTCGCACTTACACACTCGCAGATTTCGAGGGTCAAAACTACGTTGACGGATTGCCCGATGCGTTCGAGGATTTCGTCACCCACGCGGGGAATTTGTATTCCACAACATCGACCACATCGAACTCGATCGGCACCGGCTCAAAAACATTCACGGTTGAATCCTCTAAACCGTACCAAGTCGGAACGCCATTGCGGATCACGGATTCGGCGGCACCCACAACGAATTGGATGGATGGGATCGTCACCGCGTACAGCGGCACAACGTTGACGGTGAGTTCGGTTTCATACGCCGGAAGCGGAACCAAAACATCCTGGAACATCAACATCGGTGGCGGGGCGGTTTCTTACACCGGAACCTTGCCAGTTGCACAAGGCGGCACAGGCGCAACAACGGCGGCATCAGCGCGAACAAATCTTGACGTTTATTCCAAAACCGAAACCGACAGTCGCTATTTGAACGTGTCAGGCGAATCGGCGAATGTCACCTTGGGCGGTGATGTTATCATCGACAGCGGAGATGCGAACCCATTAACAATAAAAAGAACGGCAGCATCTCAAAACCTTTCTATAAAATTTGAGGGAACAACAAATACAGTTTATACTGGATTGGATAATTTATCTCAAGATTATATGATCGGAACCGCGCCAGATTTGTCGGCGGATGCGACTAGGATTGCAAGGTTCGACGTTAGTGACCTTGCGGTTGAATTGTTCCATGATGGCGATTTGAAGTTGGCGACAAAAGCTGCGGGAATTGATGTCACCGGCCGCGTTTTGGCGGATGAACTGCGGATTGATGGAAATTCGGCTTTTTATACGCCATCATCGGGAACACTCACAATCGGTGCATTTGGCGGTTCGTCAGTTGAAATACAATCAACCGGCAAAATAAAATATGATGCAAACGATCCCTCGGGGTCGCACTTATTTCAAACCAACGCCGTCACAATGGCCGAAATTACTCAAACCGGAAATCTCAACCTAACAGGCGGCGGGGGCGATGTTATCTTATCAAACGGCGCAGGGATTGATTTTAGTGCGACCGGAAATAGTAGCGGCACCACCGGAAGTGAGCTTTTCGACGATTATGAGGAAGGCGCTTTCAACCCAACAATCGAGGGGTTGACCTTAAATAGTTCCGATGCGTTTTATCGAAAGATCGGACGCGTTGTTCATTGTTGGATCACTTTCAGCTCATCAAGTGTGACTGATTCTGATGATGCAAGATTGGGCGGATTTCCTTTCACGATAGCGGGTCAAACCGGAGCCGGTCGAGCAGCGGGATTTATTTCATACACAAGCGGGACGGTCGATTATGGGTTGTTGTTTAGAAACGGCGAACAAACGGCGCAGTTCAGAGAGATGCCAGGTGGAAATGTAGCAACTAGAACGGCCATTTCTGGAACATTGTTCTGGCTTCAGGTTTGCTACGCCTCAACAACTTAAAACCAGGAATTTCCAAAGCAGGAGAAAATAAAAAATGGCACTAACAGAGGAAAACGTGAACGACAAAATCGAGGTTGTCCGGATGGGCGATTGGTCAGCGGTTCAAGTTCGCAACGCAACAATCATCAAACGCGATGGTGTGGAAGTTAGCAAAACATATGCGCGGCATGTTGTTTATCCCGATGCAGTGATTGCCGATGAGGATGCAGACGTTCAAGCGATTTGCAATTCGGTTTTCACGCAAGCGGTGAAAGACGCATATGCGGCACATTTGGCGGCGAATAGCGATTAAGATATGACAATGGCGGCAACCATCAAAATCAAAGATCGGGAATATGATGTTGAAACCGATCTCAATGAGCAACAGCGTTATATGGTCGCGCAGATCGAATCAGCTAACCGCACAGAAGCGAAAGCGCGTTTTGAGCTAGATCAGGCCATAATGTTGAAAAAGGGATTCTCGGAGGCTCTGACGGCCTCTATAGAAAGCCAAGAGGACGACGATGGCAAGAACGGCAACGGAAGCACACAAACGGATTGATGATTTGGAACCTCGAGTCACCAGAGTCGAAACGCAAGTTGATGAACGGTGGCGCGAAACCATTTTGCGCATTAAGCGCATCGAGGCCATCATGATCTCGGTGGCCGGTGCGATGATCTTGATGTTGGCCTCGATCCTCTTTCAGATGTGATCGAACTCGCATTGTCGCTGG